GCAAAGCACTACCATTTTCACCCGGCGGCAATGGATCTTTAGTGATCACCATACGAATCACGAAATTTAAATTCCTATAATAATATTTTCCATTAACCTCATCACCATCATCGTAATATTTTGAACTACGTGCACAAATGGGACACTTGTCTCCAAACATATAAATACATGGGACATGCTTGTCCTTTCCGCCAATACTCAATTTGTGAGTTCGAGTTTCAATGTAAAACTCTTCCTCGTTTTCCTCATCCGGATCAACTAAAATCCTTCCATGCACTTCTTCATTTTCCTGCATTTTATGGAATGGATAAAAACCAAAGTTGTTGCCACCACTTGATTTGTTCTTGAGGTGTTTTTTCAATTCTGCTAACGATTTGCGCGCCATATGTTCTCCTAAATAACTGTAGCATTACATTATATACAACCAATAATAATTATCAACTAACTTATAACACTATCTGAATAATCGCTTCGCCATTAATGTGTCTAATAATTTTATGATATGCTTGCAAACTCCCGGAACACGACTGGGATTTACTGGAGGACGATCCGTCGTCTTAATATACGGAGGTGGCGGCTTTCCGATCAAACTCTGGTCTCTATGATTCCAAACCGCAAAACGATAATAAAAATCTAAACAACTGCACTTAACTTTAACATCTATATTATTTAAGGGAATTCTCGTGAGATAATATTCGTTATTATCAGAGCCTATTATCGACGCAGAATTCGGTTCTTTTTCATCCAACCATTCAATATCGTCAAATATTATTGCAGTTCGATATTTTTGTTCCTTCGTATTCGTGGTTGCCCTAACTTCCAACGTCTCATCGTCGAGAGATGGTATAAAAACTGTTCTAGCAATTTGTACTTTTGATGAACTCTGTTTTCGGTTAGATAGGAAATGGGCAAGAGTGTTACCTAATAACACCCCATATTCTGTTTCGGTTAATATAATTTTCGTAGATAAAAAATTGCTCATCTACTATTTATCACTAATTATACAATGACCATAGGCATCGGTTCTGCATTTTCATCATATTCTTCCTCTGGTGGCGTATTCCCTCCATTAATATCTTTATGAACTACATCTACCCATTCCATAGAAGAATCCTGATTAAGATTTATAGTATAAAGTGCGTGATATGCTTTTTCATCGTATGTGGCTATTTCTTTGAGCATCTTCAGAATAATTAGTAATGCAGAAATACAATCATCGGTAGCTCCTTTTTTGGCTTCATACGCTCCCTTGGCCCGCTTGTAACTTTTAAGCTCCTTCAAAACCGTCGTGGAATAGAGCGTCATAGACCCGTTTTCAAACATATTTTTCAATATCAAACAAGCTTCCATCTTATTTTTGTCGGTCGTAAACATACCTAACGAATTTTTCTTATCTCCATCTGATATTAGGCTTGCTTTGGTTGGTGCTTTCTCGTCTTTTTCGTACAGGGCCAGTATTCCCTGCCCTACCCCATTATTCTCTATAGAAAAATACACTTCCTTCGAAAAGTGCTCAAAGAAAGTTAATATCTTTTTCAGATACGCATAAATGTCCGGAGTAGATAACGTGTTTGATCGATACTCCATAACCTGTACCATCGTCGGAAATTCCAACACCTCAATTACAGTAAAATCTGCGCCCGTACCTGTAGCGGGATCAACCCCTATCAGGTAAGTACCATCTCTATTAATTTTCTTATAAAATGGTTGCGGTTCCAGCGTTTTATTTGGTAATATAAATGCCGGTTGGAAACCTCGTAAAGACAACTCAAGCTTCGAAACAATTTCTGTATTAATCAAAGTATGATCAGAACTAATGAATTTACATTCATATTCTTGTAGCCACTTCTGTAAACCAAAAGTAGATATGACGTTTTGCTTGAACGCCTCATCTCTTCCTGGGCGAGCGTTCCATGGAACAGTAAATGACTTGAACTCATTCGCCCCTAATTCTGCGGCTCGCCATAATTCTGCAAACTTATTAATATCACCGTTTGGGGTACTTGATATAATACAGGAACCACCAGTTGATAGAGTTGGGTATATAGAAGTCCAGAATGCTTCTTGAATATGATCCGGAACAAACGCGAATTCATCACAATACAACAATGATACTGCATAGCCTCGACCAGTATCCTCGGCAGTAGCAAAGGACATAATTCTAGATCCGTTATCAAATGCTGCTGTATGTTTATTCCAAGAAGACTCGTCGATCCCAGGTTTCAGCCAATGTGGCAATTCCTCGTACGCATTTTGAATTTTAGCAATAATTTCTTTAGCGCCATCTGCCTTATTTGACGCAATGATTATAGTCTTGTCCGGATTAAACATCGCAAACCATAAAATATATGCGCTAATACATTCGGTTTTACCTACCTGTCTAGGGAGTAGATTGATACAAAATCGATTATGTTGGAAATTTCGTATCATTTCCTCCTGATAGTAAAATAAGCTAAATAATATTTGCCCTAAAACTGGATGTTTAATATAAACATACTGTTTCATGAAATAGACAGGGTCCTCCAGACATTTGCCTAGTTCACGTATTTGATCCGGTGTATACTCCATTTGAGTATGTGATTTTTTTAATCGACTATTTCTACTTCTTGCCATGCTATAATTATTTATAGCCGAAAAAAGCAAGTGTTATATATCAAAATTATATATAGATCTTCCGTGGCCGCGAAGTAAATTCTTGAAATTATCGATAGTGGCCGAATAATAGGTCTCGGATAAACAAGTATTACGAATGAATAGAATGTCTATTTTACCGCCATTCCAGTCAGCGTCGTAATTAACAATTTGAATTTTATTACCATTTTTAAACTTTATTTTATCGGATAACGTATGTTTTATTAATTTATCTTTAAGACCAACCTGATCTAATTCACGGAAAATCCAAGTTCTGACCAACTTTCGATCATTGACACCATTTGTCATAATCAAAATGGTTAAATTTCGCTTAGAAGTAATCGATTTTAGCAACAAATAATCATAAATTAGTAAACCATTAGAACAATAAATGTTTTGGGTTTTTTGTTTGATGTAATTATTATCAAATCTTTCTGCATTTCGTTTCATACTGTCTAACATAAATACCATTTACCTTTGACTATATGTATCAACGTACGTTTACCGTCCGGATATAACACCACATGAGAATGCATCCACGAATCTAATCCAGACTTATATTCGAGATCAATATAACTAGAGGTACCAACACGATAAACACCCTCATAGATACCACACGAATGATCATGCGCCACTACCATCTTATTTCCCACACGCGCGAACGTTAATAATGATCCTTTTGCTCCATTTGCCCCTCTATCACCGTGAAAGCTTAATTCATTATTATTAATAAAAAGACTTTCATCGCGCCTGAGAATCTTAACGAGGTTTTTCTTAGATAACCCCTTTTCTTGATCTGGGTAATTACACCAAAACTCGAATGGATCTATTGAATTGAACCCGGTATGCTTTGGTGTAACACTACAGAACTGGTGATACTTCATATAATGATAAAATCGGGCATTCTCCGGGTCATCTTTTGGTTCCGCTTCTTTAAGCCACCTATCAAAATGTTCATCATGATTCGACTTAACGATGTAAGTTTTCATACCTTCGCGAGAAATTCGATCTATAAAATTTGCTGTTATTTGCAACTCTTTCTCAATATTTCCTCGATTAAAATGATGTTTTCCATATCGAATAATATCGTTATGTCTATGATGATGAGATATCGAATAACCATCCAATACATCATGTATTATTAGATTTTCCGGATTAACGACACTAACGATAGAATTTTTATTCGTATAAGTTGCCGCCTCAACGCTGGGATCGATAAACACCGCATGACTATCCCCGGTTATTAACGCACTAGCACGGAACCCACTTTCAATCGTATGAGGGGTATATTTTCGTAGCACCCCATTTGCAATGTCAAAAAATGATGAATCATCCCAATTCCAATGAACATGACGCAAATGAAACACACCTAAACTATGATCCAGTTCTACGATTGTTGCAGCATAACTATGGTGGAATTGGCCACGAATGCCCGCTTTACTATCGGTATAATTGGGTAATGTAACAGCCCCAGTTGTCGTTAATATTTTAGGTAGATTATTACTCGGTGTCGGAATTGTTTTCAGTTGAATCTTGGGATGTCCGATAATCGCAGAATCTGTACCGGTATATCCATCATAACCATACAAAGGTTGAATAGCCGTAGGTTGGATCTTGGCATGGCCCATAATTTGTAAATTATTAAATATTTTTATCTGCCGATCCATCAGATACGGGACTAATTTCTCATTCCAATAATCCATATCCGCCGCTTCAAACACTGAGGTGGGATTCTTGTAACGATAGGGGATGACAATTAATGCCGCTTTATTTATTTTACAATAATTCAATAAAGTTGCGAAAAACGGCTCATTAATAGGCGTCGCATTTTGCGCAGAAGTTATCACAAACCGACTGTATTTCGAGTAATCGCGGCCCTGCGCATCGACATTTTCTTCTATTTTGTTTTCCTTCGTTAGCTTACCAATTTCTGCACGAAATTTAGCCAATAAATCATCAGGAATAACATAATTTCCAGTACTTTTAAGGTAGGGAAGATCTAATCCAGTGGCATCTTTGATGTGCAGTCGGCGTCTAACGAGACTATCTGGCTTAATACCCAAATAACTAGATAATTGTTCTTTAGATAAATTTACCTTAATTGCTGCTCTATATTTTTTTATAAAATTTTCTTGCTCTTCTTGTTTTTTGCTTTTATCTAATATCATATTTTTATGTGTTATTATTTTCTGGTGTGATATCTATCGGATCACTCTTATTCAATGATTGTGCTTTCAATTGCTCGATTAGAGCATTCGTATCAATGATAATAGGTTGGTTTGTCTTAGCAGCACCACCAAGTTTATTTTTTGCTATCATTAATTTATCCTTATGTTCTTTTAATTTAAGTTTCAACGCGGCTGCGGCGGTTGCTGTATTCAACAATTGATTGGCCACTTCCTGTACTCTGGCCATATAGCGAGGGTCGATATCATCCATCTGTTCCTGCATATTTTGATATGCAGAAATGGATTTATCATAAATATCCTGAAAATTCTGCTCAATTTCGTCATCTTTCTGATCGTATTCCTCAGCTTTGACTAATTCAGTTTTTTGTTCGTAGCTGACTACTTCTGTCGTGCCTGGATCAATATCGAAGAATTCCTCTAAAGGATGCTCTGTGGTTTCAACGATTTCGTTAATAGTTTTAATGTTCATGTCAACTATTTATCGTTAATTTCTCTAGATTCCTTGTTGATCTCATGTATGTTGGATAGTGAAAATGAACGTATTTTGTTCCAATTATCTGGGACAGTAGCTGATCGTGTATGCTCTACCCATGTCTTAAAATCAAACATTTGTTCCATATGCGTTTCGACATATTTAGCATATTCTCGTTGAACCTCTATCAATTCTTCTGTTTGTTCTGTTGTCAAGTCTGTTACATCTAATGTTAAAACAGTGTCCGTAACATCCATTATTGGAATAACTTTTCTTTCCATATATTGACCGGTGGCTTTCGTAGTATACTGAATCTTATAAATATTATTCTTTTGAAATAGCTTCACGTTGTTCTCCTGTAGTTTGTGTAGCATTTGCAACGTTTTGTGCATCAACTAAAGCTCGAATTTTCATTACAATCTGACCATGTTTGCCCGAGATAGCTAATTGGAGCACTTCCAACTGATATCTCAAATCTAAAAATGATTGCCGCATACGATCATATGTTTCAATATCGAACTTGATATCCTCTGGTAATGTATTAACTACCACCGGACTTTGTTTCTTTTCATCGAGCCAAACAACAGATGTTGGCTCCGCTTTCCAACTCATTTTATTACTCATATTTACTCCATAATTGCAAACGCTGACATTAAATTTAGTAATGGATCTGAATGTGCCCCAACTTTGGGCAGCGCAGCCGGTTGTGATGACGCAGCCGTATTAGTGATAATTTCATCTGATGATATAGGTAGAGTAGAAGATGTATTATCGTCTGTAATGCCTGCCAGAATGCTGGTCAATTTTCGTTCGGTATTAGGCTGTAACGTCGTCTTTGCTGCTCGATTCGCTTTAATACGTTGCACATAATCGGCAACTGACGGTTTATTAGCGTCTATATGATCCGAAATAACCAATGTATTAGCATCAAAATGCAGTAATACGGAGTTACCCTTTCCATTTGATGTTCTAGTTTTCAATAAATGCGCCCACATCTCACCAGTTATAGCCTTTTCTTCCGGCATAGATAGTGAAATATAGTTATGTACTGTATTAACTTTACTGATACCGCCAGCAATTACCCCCTGATCTGGCGAGGCCATTCGTAATGCTTCACGATTTTGTTGTGATGCAGATAATCCAATAGCATTATAATCAACCAATAATTCTACGACTTCCTCAGATTTCTCTTTATCTTGATCGAAAATACCTTTGTTCTTAATACCCCCATTTGGGTACATCAAATCTAAATAATCAATAATTATGACGTCTGGTACACGCTTGTATTCAATCTCATACTGTTTGAGATGCGAGCGGAATCCGTTGGTGTTTGTACTTGATGGTAATCTCTTTACCACATAAGACCCGGCTCCATCGTTTTTTCTTTGAATTAATGTGTTCGATATCTCCGGAATTTTTTCTTTCCATGTCTTAATATGTATCCCGGAACTTATTGATGCCAAGCGTAAATAACTCATGTTTTCTGGTAATTCCAAGGAGAAATGCATAATATGAAACCCAGATAACACAGAATAATTGACACCAATGTTGAACAACATATTAGATTTTCCAACACCAGAATTTGCTGAAAAAAGTGTTAATGTCCCTCGTGCTAATCCCCCATCCAAATTATCATCAAGCCCCTTAATACCAGTCGGATGATTGATTTCGGTTTCTATTAGTCCACGAAGATATGTTTCAGGATCTTCATATAACTCAACTCCCAAATCTCGCTGGAGCGAAATTGTCATGGCATCACCCATCTTTTTATAGGCGACACTTAGCTCGTCTTTCTCGATGAGATCCATCGATTCGCGCATGGCATTTATAAATGCGCTGTCTTTACAAAATTTTTCTATCTGATCACATGTATAAGTGTATTGATCCTTCGTTAATTGCCGAGCGACAAAATCTAAGTCGTACTCCGCATTGACTATGTCAAAAGAAGGAACATTATTATACTTATTATAATAATCTATTATAAATGCGACGGCAGGGCGGTATGCGGGTTCGTCAAAGTAATTAGGCTTTAATATTGATATACATCTAGAAAATACGTCCCCCGACGACAATAAATTCTCTATCAATAATTTTTCTTTCTTTTGTTGTAGCATCGTTTCCCAAATAAATTACTATTATAGACAT